CAGCTATGAAAGCAAAACGCAAGTCTTTCAAGGCACGACACGCCAAGAATATAGCTAAAGGCAAAATGTCTGCGGCATATTGGGCAAATAAAGTCAAATGGTAGATAACACAATTCATCCAGCCGACACTAATGGTGACGGTAAAGTATCCGACGAAGAGTTGAGAATGCACCTCGAAGCAAGACGCAAGGAACTTGAGGATGCAGATGCAATGCGAGACGCCCAGCGCAACATGGCTTGGTTCGCATTGGGAGGTATGTTACTATACCCCTTTGCAGTAGTTATTGCGGAATTAGTAGGGTTGCAGAATGCAGCAAAAACTTTAGGTGATATGGCACCTACGTACTTCGTATCCGTAGCCGCTATTGTAGCCGCATTCTACGCGAAAGAAGCAATTGGAAATAAATAACTATGTTAGAAACTATTTGGCAGTATGTATCAGTAATCCCCGTAATCGTAACAGTATGTTCAGCAGTAGCTGCAACAACTGAGACGCCTAAAGACGATGTATTTTTTGCAAAAGTGTATAAGTTCGTTGATATGTTCGCACTGAACCTAGGCAAAGCAAAAGACACTGCAACCTCAAAAAAGTAAGAGAAACTTATGGCAGTAGAAGTAAGCAGACGAGATATACTCTCCGACCAAATTTACGATTTACAATCTGATACAAGGTTCTTAAAACTCCCAGTACCTCCTTATCTGGAGTTGCTGGGTATTGAAGCACTCCCTTCACAAATGGCAATCATAAATGCCATCAACAATCCTAAGTATAGGTTTGTGTGTGCCGCCGTCTCTCGGAGGCAAGGCAAAACCTATATAGCTAATATTATTGGTCAACTTGTGTCTCTAGTACCAGGTTCCAATATCCTCATTATGTCACCTAACTATGCCTTGTCTCAGATTTCTTTTGATTTACAAAGAAATCTGATTAAGCATTTTGACTTAGAAGTTACTAAGGATAATGCAAAAGATAAGGTTATTGAAATATCTAATGGTTCTACTATACGCATGGGTTCTGTTAATCAGGTTGACTCTTGTGTTGGTCGTTCCTATGATCTTATTATCTTTGACGAAGCAGCACTAGCCGATGGTAAAGATGCCTTCAACGTAGCACTCCGTCCCACACTAGACAAACCAAATTCAAAAGCACTTTTCATTTCAACACCAAGGGGTCGCAATAACTGGTTCTCAGAATTCTTTTATAGAGGATTCTCTGATCAGTTTGAAGAGTGGTGCTCTATTCGAGCAACGTACAAAGACAATCCTCGTATGTCAGAATCTGATATATCAGAGGCAAGAAAGTCTATGTCAGAAGCAGAGTTTAAGCAAGAGTATGAAGCTGACTTTAATACTTATGAGGGACAGATCTGGGCGTTTAACTTTGAAGAAAACGTACAAGACCTATCTCAGTTTGATACTAGTAAGATGGATGTGTTCGCGGGGTTAGACGTAGGTTTCAAAGACCCTACCGCAATGTGTGTAATTGCGTATGATTGGGATACTGATAAGTTCTACTTAGTAGACGAATATTTAAATAACGAGAGAACTACTGAGCAACACGCAGTAGAGATACAGAAACTTATACAGCGATGGGATATTGACTTTATATACATCGATTCCGCTGCTCAGCAAACAAGATTTGACTTTGCACAGAACTACGATATTTCTACTATTAATGCAAAGAAGTCCGTACTCGATGGTATAGGTCATGTTGCAAGTATTGTTGACAATGGCAAATTGTTTGTTGATCAACAGTGTAAAGAATCTCTCACTTGTTTAGATTCTTATCAGTGGGATCCAAACCCAAACCTTGCAAGGGAAAAACCGAAGCACAACATGGCTTCGCACATGGCAGATGCAATTCGGTACGCACTATATTCATTCATCACTTCAAATGTGTCCTTCTAGCGATACCTGCTGAAAAATAGTTATTGACAACATACCCTAAACTAGATATAATTCTTCTAATGAAAAATCAAGAGCCGAGCCAAAATGCCCAAGTTAAAACGTGATGTTGTAAAGTATGTACGGGATAAGGCAAAGTCTAAGTATAATAAAGGTTCGGCTTGTCAGATTTGTGACGAGACAGAGCAGTTAGATTTTCACCATTTTTATAGTTTAACGCCCTTGTTAAATCAATGGCTTGTTAAAAATAAACATAACCCCGAGTACATACAAGCACTGCGGGATGACTTTATAGAAGAACATTCTGCCGAGCTGTACGATCATACTGTGACACTTTGTCATACGCATCATCTACTGCTACACTCAATTTATGGTAAAGATCCTTCGTTAGGTACTGCAAAGAAGCAGATGCGATGGGTAGAGATTCAAAGAGAAAAACATGGCTTGGTATGATAAATTATTAGGTAGAACCGAGAAGTTGAATCCAGCCCAATATTTAGATGTTGGTCAGAAGGAAGGTTCCCGAGAACTACACACTAGCTACACAAGAGCGTACGAAGAACTAGAGATAGTGAATCGTGGCGTGAATATGATCGTAGACGATTGTGCTGAGATTCCTACTACTGTTAAGCCTAATACTAACACTAAAGGTGTTATTACAGGTATTAAAAGAGTTAAGGTAGATACACTTTTAAATCGTGAACCTAACCCTTATCAGGATATTAACACTTTCCGCAGAAACTTAATCACAGACTTTATTATAGATGGGAATATCTTTATCTACTATGATGGTGCACATATGTATCATCTTCCAGCAGACAAAGTTATTGTGCATGCCGATGAGCATACATATGTTTCGCACTATACTTTAAATGATGTTGAGTTTTCTACTAAAGAAATTATTCATGTTAAAGAGAACTCTTTCCACTCCATATATCGTGGAGTTCCCAGACTAAGTCCTGCAGCCCGTACGATGAATCTCATGTCATCTATGCGTAAGTTTCAAGACAACTTCTTTAAGAATGGAGCAGTTCCAGGACTTGTACTTAAGTCACCAAACACCCTTTCTGACAAGATCAAAGAGCGTATGATCCTAGCTTGGCAACAGCGTTATAGACCTGATGCTGGTGGAAGACGTCCTCTCATTCTAGACGGTGGTATTGAAGTAGACTCTATCTCAAACATAAATTTTAAAGATTTGGATTTTCAAAATGCAATCGCAGAGAATGAAAAGATTATATTAAAGGCACTCGGTGTACCTCCGATTCTTTTGGATTCTGGAAATAATGCTAACATTCGTCCAAATTTACGACTTTATTATTTGGAGACTATACTTCCTATCGTAAGAAAAATTAATTTTGCAATGACTCGATTCTATGGTTTTGAGTGTGTTGAGAACATTACCGATATTCCTGCTCTGCAACCAGAGTTAAGTGACTCTTCGGCATATTATACTTCATTAGTAAACGGCGGTATTATCACTGCTGCTGAAGCCCGAGATAGATTAGGCTTCCCAGAGATAGATGGTACTGCAGAAATTAGAGTACCTGCAAATATAGCAGGTTCCGCAGTCGACCCAAGTGAGGGCGGCAGACCAGTTGAGGAGACTGAAGATGAATAGCAATAAGGTAAAAAGATTTAAAGCAATCAAGCTGTTAGCAGCTTTTTATGCTCAAGAAAAGAAAGTACACAGTGAAGTAGAGTATATTGCTTTAGGACACCGTCAGCCTGTAACAGGTTCTACTATTAAGTATATATTTGGCGGATATCCTGGTGTACTAACTATGATTAAACAAAGCGCATTTTGGAGTGACCTTGAACAATATACTAAGGTTGCCCCTACGAAGAAGCCAGAAGCTGAAAAGCCTAAGGTTAAAGAAGCTAAAGCACCCGTGGAGCCAATACTTGCTAAAAAGCCTGTACCCGCTAAACCTGCTAAAGTTGAAGTGGAGAAGAAAGATGGATAAGATTTTTAGTCTTACATCCACGTTTAAATCTGAACAGACTGATGATGGTTCTGTAATGATTCGTGGTATGGCAAGTACTGCAGACTTTGATCGCGCAGGCGATACAATCTCAGCAGAAGCTTGGCAAAAGGGTGGTTTAAAGAATTTTGAGCTAAATCCAATTATTCTATTTAATCATGACTATGATAGACCAATTGGTCGCGCTACTGGGATGAAAGCAGGACCCAATGGCCTAGAGTTAGAATGTAAGATCAGCAAAAGTGCCCCTGGCAACGTTGCTGAACTTGTTAAAGACGGTGTTCTTGGAGCCTTTTCTGTCGGTTTCAGAGTCAAGGACGCTGACTATATAAAAGAAACCGATGGACTAATGATTAAGGACGCTGAGTTATTTGAGGTATCCGTTGTATCGGTACCATGTAATCAGGCAGCTACTTTTTCGCTCGCGAAGTCTTTTGATTCCACTGAGGAATACGAAGAATTCAAAAAAACTTTCACTAATCGTGTAGATCTAGCCGGTCAGTCTCTGGCTAAGGACGAAGCTAAAGCTTCTAATGTAGCTAGTGATAACACACCGAAAAGCGCGGAATTTTCCGCAGATCAGGAGATCAAAATGGACAATCAAAACATCGACTTGGAAGCTTTTGCAAAGAAGGTAGCTGAAGATACAGCTGCTAAAATCGCAATGAAGCAAGCCGAGCAAAAAGCAGCTGATACACTACAGGCTGAGAAAGACGCTTCAGTAGTTGAAGCACAAAACATCAAGGTTAAGACCGGTATTCAGTCTGGCGTTGAGCAATTAATGGCGGACATGGACGCTAAAATGCAAGCTAAAGATGCTGACATCGCTAAGATTCTAGCTGAACATAAAGCTGATCTTGACGAGAAAGCTACTGAAATGGAAGCTATGCAAAACAGCAAGAAAAGCTTCCAAAACCGTGGCAGCGATCTAAGCAAGTTTGGCAAGGAATTCCTCCACGCCTCTGTACTTGGTAAAATCACTGGCAAAGGCTGGGACACTAAATTTGCTCAAGACCTTAAAGAAAAAGTAGGTGTTCAGTTTGACACTAATGCTGGTACTTTAGATACTATCGTTTCAACTACTTTCGAAGAAGAAGTTCGTCTTAACCAACGTGTTGCTCAGTTGTTTAAAGAAATGCAAGTTAACTCTGGCGCAACTGTACTTCCTTTGATGGATGATACTAACCTTGCAACATTCTCTTCAGGCGGAATTGGTAACGGTATCTTAGAAAACCGTACCCAAGTAGCTGCTAACGAGTTTGAATTACGTGAAGTAACTGCACTCGCTAAGCGTCTTATCTCTGGTACCTATATCGGTGCTGATACTGACGAGCAAGTTGTTGTAACTATCTTGCCAATGATCTTGTCTGCTCTAGCTCGTGCTCACGCTCGTGCAATTGATGGCGCTTTCACTATTGGTAATGCTTCAATCGTAGGTCTTTGTGGCGCTGCAGGTACTGACGGATCTGGTTCTTTCTTAGCAGGTGATTCTGCTTCTGTAACTGACTTAGCTGTTAACGGTTCTGCAAATCTTACTGCTGCTATGCTTATGTCTGCACGCGGTGAAATGGGTAAGTATGGTATTAATCCTGCTGATGTTGCTTACATCGTCAACATGGAAGAGTACTACAACCTAGTAAATGATCCTGCCTTCTCTGATATTAGTGAAGTTGGTTCTGATATCGCTGCTAAAGTACAAGGTACTATGGGTTCTGTTTACGGTTCTCCTGTTGTTATCTCTGATCACTTTGCACGTGCTGCAAACAAGACTGCCGCTATCGCAGTTAACGTTCACAACTACGTTGTACCACGTCTGAAAGGTGTTGGTATTGAAAGTGAATATGAGACTGCAAATCAGCGTACTGCTATTGTAGCTGCTCAATCACTCGGATTTACCGAATTGTTCGCTGGTGCCGTAGGCAACCTTCCTTCAGTTCGTGTGGAATACGCTGCATCTTAATTGTAAAAGAGTAATAAAACTTGGGGGTTCGCCCCCGAGTTTTTACTAATGGACTTATAAATGGCAAATTTAATAACTTTAGATGATTATAAAGAAGCGGAAGGTATTTCAAATCCTAAAGAGGATCTGAAATTAAACGCTTTAATTCCGTCCGTGAGTCAATTAGTAAAAACTTATTGTAATAGTTCCTTCGTAGACTATTACTCAACGAACAAAGTAGAAACAATATCTTTAAACTATAATACAGAGGTTATTCAATTAAGTGAGAGCCCTGTAACTTCTATAGTTAGTGTTACAGAGAGAGTATCTTATGGCTCTGCGTACACTACTTTAACAACAGCTGCTTATCAGTATTTTTTAGACACAGATACTGACAGTCTTTTTCGTACTACCTCAGGAGGTAGAAAGAACTGGGCAACAGGACCAGGCGCTGTTGTAGTTACATACAAAGCCGGGTATGCTACTGTTCCTGGAGACTTAAAGTTAGCGGTATTTGACTTAATTACATACTACCATAAGAATGAGTATAAAGAACGTAAAGTAATGCAAGGAGCTTCTATACAAAACTCCTCTACTACTAGTCAA